ATATAGAGTAGGAATGGCTGGTCGTCTGAGACTTGCCGCCACCGGAGTTCAAGATGAATGGCTCACAGGTGAACCACAATTTTCATACTTCCTGACGAATTTCAAAAGACATACAAAGTTCGCATTCGACTATGTGGAGAGTCAGTTTGATAGACAGATTGACTTTGGAAAGATTGTAACTTGTAGAATACCCAATGATAAAGGTGATCTCGTCAGTAATTTTACACTTAAGGTGACTCTACAAGATCCAACCCCTGATCCAGGTGGTCAAAATAAAACCATCTGGTCTCCTTCTATCATAACACATCTTATCGAATATGCAGAACTTCTTATCGGTGGACAGCCCGTAGAGAAGATCACAGGCGAATACATTTATATGCATCAACAACTCCATAATACCAATGATGATATAGAACAGACTTTGTATTTTCTAAATGGACATGGGAATATATTGAGTTATCAGTCTGGTACACCTTATACCTATTTCATAGATCTTCCATTCTATTTTTATAGAAATCCATCACTCGCCATACCGACCTGTGCACTGACTAAACAACTCGTTGAATTACGAATTAAAATAAGACCCCTCAAAGATCTAATCTTTGGTGGAGCTCCTTCGGGTGTTACCAGCTCGATTGAGAAGTTTTCGGTTGATACAGAGTTTGTCTACGTGACACCAGATGAAAGAAACTTTTTAATGTCCAGACCCCTCGATTATGTCATCACACAGGTGCAATTAGCACAATTCAAAATGAAAGCTGGTGAAAATGAAAAGTCTGTAATGCTCAACTTTTCTCACCCTGTCAAGGAACTGTATTTCGTTTCACAATCCGAACAGTCGGTTCAAAACAACTATCCAAATGAATATAACACAATATCAACTGCATCATTGAGATTCAATAATGAACTCGTATTCAAACGAGATACAAAGTTTATCGCATATGAACAAGCTCTCAAACATCATGTGAATTCCCCATTCGCAGGTGTAATCACACCTGGTGGTGTATTTGGTAATGACAAATTCGGACCCGCCAAGTTTGGTATGTATTCTTTCGCACTGAGTCCCGAACGAGCACACCCAACCGGGCAAGTGAACATGAGTCGGATCTCCCATAAACTGTTTACGATTAAGATAGACCCTATAAACGACGGGGTTGAGAATCACACTAGAGTGTACGCAATAAACTATAATGTTCTGCGTATCGAAAGTGGTTTAGCGGGATTAAAATTTTAGGTTGATATAGTAGTAATGGCTGGACAAGTTCAGCTTGCAGCATCTGGACCTCAAGAGAAGTACTTCACGCTGAACCCAGACTACAGTTATTTTGTAGAAAGTTTCAAAAAACATTCAAACTTTTCTACTCAGTACGTTGATATAGAACCTGAAAACCAGGTAAACTTTGGAAGTAAAGTTCAATTCAGAGTTCCTCAAAATAATGGGGATCTCCTAAAGACATTGAGTGTGAAGTTCACACTCCCACCCCTGACCAATAATATGATATACATCGAGTCTGTTGGTCATGCACTCATAGAATATGTAGATCTGATTATAGGTGGAAAAGTGATACAAAGAATCACCAGTGACTATCTCCAAATATATTCCGAACATTACATTACACAAACGAAACAAAAAGCACTAGAGCAACTCATCGGGAAATATCCTTTGAGAACCTCTGATAAACTTGTTTCACAGGTTGCGAATAATGCTGGTATAATTATCAATGGCACTTTAGGTTTGGGAACGGAGGAAAACTTCTTCGTGGATCTTCCATTCTATTTTCACGAACATCCAGAATTAGCGGTACCCCTATGTGCTATAAACAAACAAGAAGTTGAAGTTGAGTTCAAGTTGAGAAATGCACAAGATATCGTGATAAAGATCAATGGCAATTACGAAAAACTTGAACAGGGTATAAGTATTTCAGACTTTCAATTGTGTTCAGAACTCGTATATCTTGATTGTGTTGAAAAGGTGAAAATACAGAATACATCTAGAGATTACTTGATTACCCAAATACAGGAGAATGTTTTTGATGTAGGTCTAGGTGTAAACGAGGGTTCTTTCAAGTTAGATATCGTAAACCCGGTCAAAGAGTTATATTTTGTGATTCAACGTCAGGGTACTACGGGTGATGGAATCACTCCGGGTAATTTCGTTACACCATTTGATTACGACAACCTGTATGCAGTCATAGATGATAAACTCATTCTCTATGAAAATCTAGACTATCTCACCCTCACCCTTGATGGTCAGGACATTATCACACAGGATACAGGTAATGTCATATTTCTTAAAGCTATCCAGGCGGCAATTCACCACTCTAAGACACAACTCATTCGAAGATTCTACTCGTATAGTTTCGCTCTTCAACCAGAAGAATGGTATCCAACTGGTCAGGTCAATTTCAGTCTCGTAAAAGAGCAGATTCTAAATCTCAACCTGACAGATAGTCCAGATTTTGCACGACAGATTCGTGTATATGCCGAAAGTTACAACATATTACGCGTAAGTGAGGGAATTGCAGAAACTCTTTTTGATACCAAATATTAAAGATGAATATGCAAACTGGATTTGGTGATGCAGGTGATGGTATGGCAGAACAGTACATTGACACCATGATTAACATCCTATTACCTGTTATAGAAAGAAGTACTTTACTCGCAGCCGAATATTCCAAGGCATGTGGGAGAGATGCACTCCTCTCAGAAGATATGGAATATGCGATGAAATACTGTGTCATGCATACTGTTGGAAACACTATAGGTCCTTCGTTTCCCGAGATTTACGACGAAGTGGACTCAGACGAAGAAATTGAAGTAGTATCACCAGAAGACTGCCCCCCATTCGAGAGATATACAGGAAACGACCCAACATATCTCCAGATGAACGATGCATATGACCAGTGGGATTCTTGGATTCCCCAAAACCCGACAGAAGAGTTGTTAAAAAATGCTGTTAATAGTAATGAGCACATGGGAGCCTGAGGCTTGGTCATTTTCTGACGATACGTTTAAAAAATTCGAATCCCACGTAAGCTCTAGTGACGATTCATCAGATGATGAACAACTCTTTTCGAAAATGAAAACGCTAAAAAAGAAGAAGTTTAAAAAGAAGGTCGAAAGGGAAAAACTTTCATTTGAATAATTATTTTCCCAGTGTAACATATAACACTCATAATGGAATCCGCCGCCAAGACCGTTACCCTTGTCACCCAGGAGCTCGAGACCCAGTCGCTCAACGCGATCGTCGCGGGTTTCTCTTTCGCCGCTGCCATGTCCTGGATGGACCTCGTCCGATGGGTCATCAGCCAAATCGTGAAGGTGCCCAAAAATGGTGGTACCCAGTACGCTCTGACTGCGATCCTAACCACACTCCTCTCCATCGCGGTCTATATGGTTGTCTCAGGTGTGTCCACCCGCGTTTCCAAACCCGCTCAACCCGTCTACGCGGTTACCCGGTAAGATCTTTTAGATTTACTGGACATAAGCGCTATTAATATGAATCCGAATACTACAACAATACCGATGTAGATTTTCCACTTATAAGGATCCTCCTTTTCAGAGATGCTTATAGTTGTTTCCTCTTCCTTTTCTTTCTCTTCCACTGGAACTTTTGGTAGATTCTTTAGTTTATCGGTAGAACATGTAATTTCAAATTTTAAGATATGATCTTGATTCATAAAGTCATATGGAATGAGTCTCCCATGACTCATGTAGAAAAACTCCACTTGAATATGTTTGATATACTTCTGTGGTCCTGTGTGAAAGTTGTGTGTAAACACATCATCCATTCCATTAAAGTTTATAAAGTCAGAGCCATCTAAGAGAATGTGACCTGTATAAAATGGTGTAGATGTGTATACACTTTGTGTAAATTCGTCAGATCCAGCTGTGAGTTTTAGAACAAGAGTATTTGGTCCAACGAGATTAATAGCACCAGAAGTCAATACATTACTCGTAGAGTTGTAATCAGTTGAACCAAATCCAAGTACCTGGTGAGGTGAAGTCACTGTCGAGGATTCCTCGAGATATCCATTTGTCCCAGTGTAAAATTCAAAAGTAAATGTATTTCCTGTACCAACATTGGAAAATGTAAGTCTCTTGGTATCTGTGTCAAAACTGACTTCACTCACATTGGATACTGGGGGAGCGAGTTCAGCTTCGAGATGTGTGGCTAAATCACCACCAGTGGGATAATCCGCATTCGTGAGTGACACAGTCTGACCATCAACACTGAATGTGTTATTTGTTGTACATAATGTGAGTTGTGGAGTAGGAATGCGGGCGGATACGAGTTTAATTTCTGAAACGTCATAGATTGGATTCTCTAGGGTGATGACATAGTTATTCGGGTTCGAGTATGTATTCGAATAGGCGTCAATAATGTATGTATTACTTTCATCGTAATATGTGTTTGAAGCAATCACATTGATTCCACGCTGACTACTATCTATGCTGAGGTTATGGACCTTCATTAAAATAGAGGGATACTATTTTAATGATTGTTTTTGTCTAATTACAAAACTATACTTTTTAATGAGAGAGGCTGTGCGCCAGTGGGTTGTTCTGGAGTTGCTTCTTCGCCACATCAAGATGACGGGTATTGGGGTTCTCGTTACCCTTATAGGCATTGAATTGGTGGAAAGGTTTCTGTTTGTAGTTCTGACTCCAGCCACCATTCGCGGGGGCAATGCGACCATCGATGCGAGTTGTGTCACTACGAACTGTGGTGAGACGACCACCCTGTTTGAGGGCACTCTCGCGAACGTTCATACGACCCGCGTTACCCATGCGGTTGGGCTTACCACGACGATCCTCGGGGCGGAAACCATACTTCATGAGCTCTTCGTTCGTCTTCGCAACCACCTTAGAAGCGGCACTACTCGTATACCCACCATGATGGCTGTGAATGCCTGGAGCTGGGCGGTTGCCGTAGGTGTACTGCTCATCGTTACGATCACTCTTGAAACGAGTGGGATCTTGGGGCATCGTTTGGGCTGAGATAAATCGTTTAGCACCATTGAAACCGAGACCATCTTCACGGAGACCAGTTTCAGAACGGTTAGTGGTACGCTTAGTCTTCTCATGCTCTGTGCGAGGTACAACACCAGACATACCTTGTGCACGACCAGGCATGGCGGGGAGTCTAGAGGGGAGATAGGCTGTTGTATCAGGTTTGTTGTGAGTGAGTTCACCAACAACCGCCGAGCGACCGCCAGTGACATCCGCTGCGGGACCAGCTCGCCCTGGGAGAGTGGTCAGTCTGTAAGCACCGACATTTACAGGATTGACTCTGAACATCTGCTGGTAACCACCGACAGCTGGAGTATTCCCACCGACACCTAGACCTGGGCCAACAAGTTGCTTCTCTACGGGGGAAAGATTGTTCATACGACCAGTATCATACATACGGTTTCGCATGTTCAAGACTTCTTGACCACCAGACCTCTGTTGCCTAGAAATATCAGCGAAACTCTCCATCTCCACCTTACGAGGTTCCTCATACCTAGGTTGGAAATTATTGGTTTCTACTATTTCAGGTTTTTTTATGACGGGTACGGTGTTATCAATTTTAGGTGGAGTTGATTTGGTACTTAAATTGCGACCAGCGTACACGAGACCGGCGACGGCCATGAGCGATATAGGATCAGCCATTCTTACTTCTTATTAACATTTTTATTAATATACCTTTTCTGAAACAGACCATTCTGGAGTTCGGCGCGAGTGCTCGCGGGTTCATATCGAAGTGTGCGAAGTGGAGTCTTACACTCCATGTTGGACAATGGGAACAAATTTCGTTCATAGGTTTGGACGATATTCTTGTTGAAACGGGAAGTGGATTGGGGACGGAGCTCATCACTCGTCTCGATGTACTGTGCTGGGGAACCCTTACCAGCCATGTAGGGAGCAGTCCCGTATAGCATGGTGTTGGGGCGGCACCCACCACAGTTGAGAGTACTGGGCTGAGGATACACAAAGATCTCATCAGTCGCATTCACTTGGGGGAGAGCACCTTTGTTTTGAACGATGGAAAGACCAGGTTGGAGCTGATACGCCATTTATTATTACATAAGAATATTAATCTATCTACCAAACATTCCCGACCGCTTGTCTCCATTGGCGCCGAGACCAGAAAAAGCCTCAAGTTGGACACCACGGGCGTTGGGATCACATTGTCCATTGCCACTCTTACACATTGGACCATTTTTAGCGCCATAGAGCCACTCAGCAAACTCTGTCTGATCTCCTGGGATTGTTGTGACTGGGTTCGAAACGAATTGACGCTCGGCAGCATTTCGAAGATACTTGGGCATCGGTGTACGAGACCGCCCAGAATCAAATGGGATACGATCACTGATGTAACTGTTCACAAAAGGTTTTACACTAGGATAATAGCACGCCTCAAGTCGATTGGGGGCATCAGTGAAGTCCGTAATCATAACATTACCCATGGGGTTGTCCTCAGTGGGCATCTGACATTTACCACGATTGACACCGATTCCATAGGTTTCCTTCACCATTTTGGATTTGTATAATACGAAAATAACAGCTATCACCGTGGCACCCAATACAAAAATGCGTGGATCACGACGGGTCAGATAAAGAATGCAACTGACGTAGATAATAAAACGGGAAGCCGCATTTACCCTATCTTCTGGGGTCTGCTCAGAGGTTGGCCAGAATTGAGTAACCTGGTCAGCCCTGATGAGCTGCTGAGGATCATTGAACCAAGCTTTCATTTAATATATATGGAGGTTTATTTTTTGGGTAGACCACCTAGCATGCTACCCATCATCTTCATGATGGCATCCTGGTCAAGTTCACCTCCCTCAGTCTCCATCTTTTCAGCACACTGCTTAGCAATACTTTCGATCATCTTGAGTGTATCATCGGGAATCGAAGTAATGGTGGTACCGAGCATGTAGAGTGTCTGGAGGTACTGCCAGGTAGCACCCTTAGTACTCTCACTCATCTTAACCCAATACGACTTGATGTTGAGATCCTTGAGAAAGTCAATTGTATCAATTTCCTTGAGTAAAAAAGATTCATCCTTCGCCGAAATCCTATCGGCGTAAGGGGTAACACCATTCATGAAAGCATCCACGACGAGGCGTGGGTTTGTAGACTTCAGTAAATCGAATGAAGTCATCATCTTCTTAATGCCTTTTTCCTCTGGAAAAGTCTTGTGCAATTCCACAAGAAATTGACCCATCA